CTAAGTCCTCTGCCGATAGATTGAAGATTACGAATCCTAGACTTTGAAGGAGACGCAAAAACAATATTATGAAGATTGCGTATATTGATACCAGTAGAATAAGTACCATAACTGGCAAGGATAATAGTATCGCTAGACTCCTCAACAAGCCTTCTAATATTCTCTCTCTCATTTGAATCGACTCCACCGTATACGAAATGTACTTCTCTATCATCTGACTGAAGCAGTGGATGTAACAACTTGCCATGCTTCTCAACGAACTGAAAGAGTATCAGCGTATTACCCTTGAGACTCCATGCAAGATTTCGAATGAACTTGTTTCGTGCTTCATTCGTAACGATAAAATCAATCTCTTCTTGATATGTCTTGTTACGCATTAACTTTCTTGTAGCTTCAGGATATTCTAGAACAAGCCCCTTAATCTCTAGGTCTGCTAGAATATTCTGGTCCATCAATTCTGATGTGGTAACAACTTGTTTTACTGTTCCGAACAAGCCTTCTAGCACTAGCTTATGTGTCTGCGATCCATCAAGCGTACCAGTGAAACCATAACGATATCTGCAATCATCCATTTTTGATAATATTGTAGTTAAAGACTTTGCTTTAAACAAATGTGCTTCATCACCAATCACAACATCAAACTGTTGAAACCATGGCTTCTTGAGTTTGTAAATAGATTGCCAAGTTGTGACTACGATACTATTATCTATATCTTTCTCAGCACCCGCCATAATCTTGTGAATATCCATTGGCTTATTGTTGTTATATTCAACGAAGTCTGATGCCATTTGATGAACAAGAGATGTTGTAGGCACAATGATTAGCACTCTTTTGTTTTGTGCAATATGCCATCGTGTGAGCAAGTAAATGATGAACGACTTACCACTACCTGTAGGTGATAATAAAAGTTTACGCTCTGAGTTGAGACATTCTACAAAGGCTTCGTTTTGATAGTCTCTTAATTCGTATGGTGACTTGAGTAGGTCTGCTAAAGCATACCCAGATTCTTCACCATATTTTGCAATTGGTTTAAATTCGTCTGATACGATACATTTATAGTTTCTATCATCACAGAACGATACGACATAAGGCAATAGACCAGCATAGAGAAGTCGAGTCATGTTGTTGAGCAGACGTATCTTGCCGTCCCAAAACTTTGCTTTGTATTGAGGGCTGAACTTTGCACCTGGCACATCAAATGTGAAATAATCACTGAGTTCCATGATGATAGATGCTTCAGCATCAATACGAAGAAAGACTTCGTTTACTTTTTCTATTCTGACCGTATCTACCAAAATCCCATTGTCCTACCATTTCCTATGATGATGGCGAAGCAGGTGGTGATATGCAGACAAATCCAGAATGTGCGAATTAGCCCTACTTTGTTGTCATAAGGTTTAGTCTTCTCATCACTGAATGAACCTATGGCGTATAACCATATTCTCCACATCACATCGCTCCAGTCCTAAAGCGTTCAAAGTCGATCATTGATTTAATCAAAAATCCTCTATTATTTATGCTCTTAATAATGTTCTCTAATAGTTCAACCTTCTCTGCTTGGTCACCAATTTTTAACTTCATTTTGATGATAAGAGAATCTCCATTAAGAACGTCTTTAGCATAACCTTTAGGAATACGTTTGAGATTTGGTTCCCAACCCAGTTCTTTCAGGTCTTCTTCAGCCATTGAGCCGTCATACCATTCTGTTCTGAGAACATTAAGACGCTTCAAATCTGCTTCTAACTTACGCTGCACACTATGCTCATATGTATAATATCGATAATATTTGGCGTGGAGTTTTGGAATTTTTCTTGCTTCGTTTGTCAGATTCGCTGGGTCCATATCAGTGTCTTGTTCCCACTCTATATGAATATCATCGATGTTCATAGTCTAGCAGCCTTCCGATAAAAAATGACTAGTATCAATTCGATCTCTAAGTTCTGACGATGAGAACCTATGCTTGCGTTTATTGTAGTATAGTTCAATACCATTGGTTTCGCAGAACGATTTACCAGTGAACTGCCTATCTCTATACTCTTCTCCCAAGATACGAACATTGATAGGATATGACTGAAGAATGTCTTCTAAGTCGTGTTCCCATTCATATGGAATTATCTCATCAACGTATCGCACTGCGGATAGTTGTGTATATCTTTCTACAATGCTTTGCAGTGGTTTGTTCTTGCCTGCTCTGTCATTCGATGGATCAATTTGTAGACCACAGATAAGATAATCGCAAGTGCTTGCTGCTTCTCTCAGCATCATAATATGACCAGAATGTAGCAGGTCAAATGTACTACAGGTAAAACCAATTTTCATATTGTAAAATCTCCAATGTGTGTTGCCAACCATTTACTTGATGTATGTATCCCATCTGATTGTCTTCAATCGCTTTTGCTAGTGGGTAGTCATTACCACCCTTATATGTAGTATCGCCAAAGAATACGAGTTTGTCTGTAGAAGCGTCAAAATCTTTTAGTATCTGAGATTTATCATTGCCCTTCTCAACAATATCTATACCAATCTGGCCAGCAACTTCAAATTGATATTCTGGGAACTGCTCAGATAATTCTTCAGCAATCTTATCACGCTCTTTCGACACAAGGTCGAATCTAGCATAATCTAATCTCTCGCTCATCGTAGCGTTCCTACCAACTGTAGAGAAGTTGATAAGCCCCATACGATGCTCAATATGATTGCCTGTTTTGGTTGGATATTCGCTCTGAGAACATTTCTCTCTAAGAGCCTTTAGAAGTTCGATTGATGCTGAAATCTTGTTCTGATGAACAATTCTATCACGCTCCCATACTTCATTACCAGAGCAGTTGTATACTCTCTTAGCAGCAAAATATAAAGGAATACCAATCTGTTCAATTGTCTTAATTCTATCTGAGCCAGTGACTAGATAGACGTTATTTTCGTTACAGAAGTTAAAGAACCATTTTTCAAACTCAGGGTCAATCAAACTTCTACTTGGTGTTAATGTGCCATCAACGTCAAATACATAATGTAAAGTCATTAGTGGTTTCTCTTTCCTTCAAATACACATATAAAATACAACGGTTCGTCTGTGGAGTTTGTCACTCTGTGAAACACACCATCATCAACTGCAACCACATCACCTGCTTTCACAGGAAACTGATGCTCATCTAAGTACATAAACCCACTGCCCTGAATGAAGATATATACCTCTTCTTGTCCCACATGCTCATGCCCACGAGTAGCTTGTTTTGGATGAAGCAGTGTGCTAGATACAACGTTTCTTTTCAAGTGTGAATTATCAGTTAGAATATAAGTATCATTATCCTTAACTGTTTTTCCATTCAAAATAAAATCAGTAGCAATCTTCATTATAAATCCCCATCTATTTCAACTCAATGTATTATATATCAAACAGTCTTGATTGTAAACCTTTTATATCTGAAATTTGCAGTGGCTTCAGAATAATTAATGTCTGTTGCCCTTACGTCTAACTGAATGTCAGAAATAGATGTTGGCAACAAGTCTTCAAACGTCACTTCTACATTAACATTTTTCGTAGAGTTCAGAACTGTGAGCGTGGCGTCTGAGAAGATACCAGAGTTATCACCTTGGGTTCTAGTAACAAGATTTTTATGCTCATCGAAGTTATCAGGGAACGTGATTCCAATTAACCAGTTGTGTATTTCAAGATAGTTCTTCATATCTTCATCTACACGAAACGTCAATGCAAAATCCCCATACTCTATCTTATCTCCACTGAAAGAGAGGTTAGAGAATGGCGTGCCCACAGTGACGAATCCAGCAGTGAGTGATGGTATCGTAGCTGCTTGCACATAGTATTCGATGTTAGGCGCTCTCTGTAGAGCGAACCTAAACCCTATAGGGGAAAGAAAGTTTTGAGCCATATTTATTCCATATTTTTTTAAAAAAATTAAAAAAAGTGCTTGACATTTGGTGAGAAAGTGCTTATATTATATTTATACGATAGAGAAAGAGAGAGACATGAAAACCGCTGTTAAAATCATCGTTACGAAGAAAACACTCTTTGCGCTGCCTAACATGCTCATTGCTGCTATGGTTCTTGTTATGATGTTTTAGGAGGAATATGTAATGGGATACAAGTTGAAACTCATTCGTGATACAGACTTGTATGTACTGACCATTGTTGATAGTAAGTCTGGCTATCGGACAGAAGTTCGTGGTAAAAGCAACTACGAGACTGATGGTTACGATAGCGACGATGCCCTACACAAACTACTAGATGTGGTTGGTAAGAGCGCAAACATTAGTGAGTTGATGAACAGCGCCTGCGTATCAATCAATCATCAAAACTCACTGGCTGCTGTTGCAAACAAAGCACTCGACAAAGCGTTTAGAGAATAAAAAAGGGAGAGCCGAAGCTCTCCCTTTTCGTCGTTTGGTAGGTTAACCCTACTCTTATCTTACATGATGTTAGAAACAGCCACTCTGCGATAGTAGATGTTCTGGTTAGCAGAAGCAGGACTCGTGTTGTCAATAACACCGTCACCAGCCGAAGTAGCGAACGGATTTGCGA